CTTTCCCTTTCTAACCCACAAAACACCTCGATCAGCCACGCTCAGGATGGATCGGATTGATTAATCTTAAAACTGGAGAGATCGAACCTAATCAACCTTTATCGGAATTAGGAGGTGTGCCAACTCCGCGTATTCACTCCAAACTCAACGATTTACCATCAAAAGGTCAAGAGATGATCGATTTTGCAGCTGAGATCGGTATGCCAATGATGGAATGGCAAAAGTTTGTTGCTATTCATGGACACAAAATAAAACCAGATGGGCGATGGCATCACTCCGAAGCGGGTCTGCTCCTAAGTCGTCAAAATGGTAAGAGCACTTTTATGATGCTTAGAATTTTATGTGGCATGTATGTTTGGAATGAAGGCTTACAACTGTCCTCAGCTCATAGATTAACTACATCACTTGAAACATTTAGACAGATTGTAACTTTGATTGAAGGTAATGATCGCCTTGCTGCTGAGGTAAAGAAAATTAGATGGCAACATGGCGCGGAGGAGATGGAATTAACTGGAGGTAGGCGGTTTGTAGTCAAAGCATCAAACAACGCATCGCGAGGTATTTCAAAACCCGAAACAATCCATCTTGACGAACTTCGAGAATATAAAGATGAGGATGCTTGGTCATCTATGCGTTATACAATGATGGCAGCAAAAAATCCTCAAGTGTGGATCTACTCAAACGCAGGAGATCAACATTCAATTATTTTAAACAAACTTCGTGAAAGGGCTATCGCAGCTAGCTCTGGAACTGCCGACACGATAGGTTGGTTTGAGTGGAGTGCCGAACCAGATGCGCCGATTACCCTTCCGTCGGGTGAGATTAATTGGCAAGCCTTCGCTCAAGCCAACCCATCGCTTGGAATAACAATTCATCCTGATAATCTGCGTGCCGTAATAAATGATCCTCCTGATATTGTGCGAACTGAGGTTTTGTGTCAATGGGTAGATACAATCAATTCAGCGATCGATGCTCAAAAGTGGGGATTGTGTGCAATTGATCCGATACCACTTGATCCAGAGAAACCAACTTGGTTTGGTTTAGATTGTTCTCCTGATCGTAAATTTGCAGCTTTAGTAGCCGCTCAAAAATTATCGGGTGAAAGATTTTACATTACTTTGCTTCATACTTGGTCAAATGATTATTCATTAAATGATCTTGCAATTGCTAATGATCTTGCTCCTTATGCCAGAAAATATAATTTGCAAACTGTGGCTTATTCAAAACGAACGGCTGGTGCAGTTGCTTCTCGGCTTGTTCCAGCAGGAATTCCAATAACTGACATGGATGGGGCTTTATATGCCGAAGCGTGCGACCGATGGCTCGGAGCAATAAATTCGCACAGGCTTCAACATGGAAATCAAGAGGAACTTAATCAACAGACTTTATCAGCTGCAAAATTGCCCTTTGGAGATGGCGCGTGGATCATAGGTCGCAGAGCGTCAAGGGTCGCCGTAACAGCAGCCGTCGCAAGTAGTCTTGTCAGTTATTTTGCGACACAACCAGAAACAGAGATTGATATCCAAGTGGGATAAGTTGCATTTATGGTATATTATGTGCTAATGGGATTATTTGATCGTTTTGTTACAAACCAAAAGCCAACAATACAAACAGATGTAGCTGCTAGCGTTCCCTATAATTTACAACAAGCAGTCGGCGGATTATTTTACGGAGCCCAAACTGCAACTCGCGAACAAGCGATGTCAGTTCCATCTTTAGCAAGAGCAAGGAATATTATTTGTAGCACAATTGGATCTTTGCCAATTGAAACTTATAATCATTTTACTAAAGAGCATTTACGACCAACTCGCGTAATTATGCAACCAGATCCAAGAATTGCAGGATCAGCTATTTATGCTTGGATCGCGGAGGATTTATTATTCAGAGGCGTGGCTTATGGCGTTGTCTTAGACGCTTATTCTGCAAGTGATGGCGGTCGCGTTCGTGCATGGACAAGAGTTTCTCCAGATCGCGTAACTTATAACACAAACGCATTACAAACTGAAATTACTGAATACTTAATTGATGGATTATTTATTCCGCCAAATGGTGTGGGCAGTATTATTGTTTTCAGCGGATTAGATGAGGGCGTATTAAATCGAGCAGGTCGCACAATTAAAGCAGCTCAGGAACTTGAGAAGGCTGCCGAACTTTATGCAAAAGAGCCAGTTCCAACAATGGTGTTAAAATCAAATGGAACAAATCTTACGCCAGAGCGAATTACAAAACTTCTTGAAAGTTGGAAATTATCCAGAGCCACTAGAGCGACCGCTTTTTTAAATGCAGATGTGGAATTGACTGCTCTTGGATTTGATCCACAAAAATTACAATTAAACGAAGCGCGTCAATATCTAGCGACAGAGATTGCTCGCGCAGTTGGTATCCCTGCCTCATTTGTTTCTGCTGAACTTACAAGCATGACTTACAGCACGACTGTTATGGAACGAAAAGCCCTTATCGATTTCAGTTTAAGAAATGTAATAACACCGATTGAGCAACGCCTATCCGCTGCGGATTTTGTTCCCAATGGTGTTGAAGTTCGATTTGATATTGACGATTTCTTGAGAGGCTCGGCTTTAGAGCGTGCTCAAGTTTATGAAATACTAAACCGCATCGGCGCGATGAGCGTTGAGCAAATTCAAGAGGAGGAGGATTTAATCCGATGAAGATTAATTTCCCAATTACAATAACCGCAGCTGATACAAACAAGCGAACCATAAGTGGAACGATTGTAAGCTGGAATGAAAAGGGCATAACTTCCGCAGGTGCTACTGTTTTTGCAAAAGACAGCATCGACTTCTCAAAGCCTGTAAAATTATTGCTTGAGCATGACAAAACAAGACCTTTAGGAAAACTGATTGACATAACCGCTAATGATCAAGGAATTTCTGGAGTGTTTAAACTCGCCAAAACTTTCGCGGCGGATGACGCACTTGAGGAGGCAGCAACTGGACTTCGTGACGGATTTTCTGTTGGAGTTATGGTTGATGCTTGGGATAACAAAGATGGCGCGATGGTTATTTCAAAAAGTTCCCTTGCTGAGGTCAGTTTGGTTTCTGATCCCGCAATTCAATCAGCTCGCGTTGAACGCGTAGTCGCAACAAACACACCAGAGAATTCCGAAGCAACCGCTGAGGATAAAACAACACAGGAGGACAAAGTGTCTGATATAACATCAGAAGCTCCTATCGCAACCGAAGCGGTAGAAGCTGCAAAGTCTGAGCCTGTGGCAGTAATGGCAACTCAACCAGTTGCATACACAAAGCCACGCTCACCAATTATAAGCAAGGCAACTTACTTAGAGCACTCAGTTCGAGCTGCACTAGGCAACGACGACAGCAGAATTTATGTTCGCGCTGCTGATGACACAACATCAAACAACGCTGGACTTATCCCAACTCGTCAATTGACAGAGATCATCAACCCATTATCAAATGCAGATCGCGCAGCAGTAGATAGCATTTCTCGCGGTGTTTTACCCGACGCTGGGATGAGTTTCGAAATTCCAAAAATTTCTGCCGTTCCTCTGGTTCAGGTAGAAACTGAGGCTGATGCAATCGTTGAGCAAGGGATGACAAATTCCTTCTTATCAGTTTCAGTATCCAAGTATGCTGGCGGTCAGACATTTTCCGTTGAGCTATTGGACAGAAGTTCTCCAGCATTTTTTGATGAATTAGTTCGTCAAATGGAATATGCTTACGCAGCAGCAACCGATAATGCAGTATTAAATGGTCTTGCAACAGGTGGAACAGATGGCGGAAACCGCACTCTTGACGCAGCTGGTTTGCTTGATTTCATTTCTGACGCAGGTGTTTCAATTTACACAAACACACTTGGCACAGCACAAAACATAGTTGCTTCACCAGCACAATGGGGAGCAATTCAAAACCTAGCTGATGCAGGTCGCCCAATTTATCAAAACCTAATTGGTAACTTTAATCAAGGCGGAGATCTTGGTTCAAATAGACTGCTTGGAAACTTGCTTGGTCTAAACTTCCGCGTTGATCGTCAATTATCAGGAACTGGTGATAACACAATCATGGTTATCAATCCAGACAGTTATACTTGGTATGAAAGCCCACGCGTTCGCCTACAAACCAATGTTGCCTTAAATGGTCAAATTGAGGTTTCTTATTATGGCTATGGCGCACTTGCTACCAAAGTTGGAGCAGGCGCTTACAAGTGGATGGTTGCTTAATTAACTAAGCAAACTTAATGCCTACTGGTGCTCCCGCTGGTAGGCAGCTATGAATGGGAGTAAAAAGGAGATGACATGCCAACCATAATTACGGCTTCACAGTTAAGATCTGTGCTTGGTGTGTCATCATCCTTATACGACGACACTTATTTAAACCAAATTATTGACACAGCAGAAACAGTTATTTTGCCAATGCTTGTTACATTTAAAAGTCCAATTCAATCAACTGTGTTGTCAGCCAATGTTGCTACATTTACCACATTAGGAATTCATGAATTTACCGAAGGACAATCAGTTGTCATCACAGGATGCGGAACACCTTACAACGGAACAAGAGTTGTGTTGGCAGATAATCTTAGCCAATATACCTTTTCGCAATCAATCACTAATGCCGATATATTGTCGGCTAATGTCATCCCATCAGGAGTTGCTGCCCTTTCTGGCGGATCAACTTATGTTGGAAATGCAGCTGTTCAATCTGCCACCTACACAGTTTCAGTCGAAGTTTTCCAAGCAAGACTTGCAGGAGGAGGACAAATCGAAGGAGTAGATTTTACTGCAACTCCGTTTCGAATGGGCAGATCATTATTTAATAAATGCGTTGGATTATTGGGATCTTATATTGATCCCGAAAGCATGTGTCAATAATGCCATCAACAATTCTTTCAGCAGTTCGCACACCTTTAGCCACAGCTCTTGCTGGCGTTGCAGGAAATGTTTATTCATTTGTTCCTGAAACTGTTATTCCTCCAGCAGTAGTAGTTGTTCCAGACAGCCCTTATTTAGAATTAGAAACAATTAACAAATCGACTATTCATGTCAAGATCAATTTCACAATCTCAGTTGCAGTTGCTTACAATAGCAATCCTGCCTCACTAGATAATATTGAGCAATTAATCATGAGCGTTCTGGCAGTTATCCCAACTGGATATGTTGTCAGCTCGGTCGAAAGACCCACAGTTACACAAGTTGGAGCAAGCACGCTGCTTATTGCAGATGTTCGAGTTTCTACCTACTATACACAAACCGCATAAGGAGAAATAATGGCAACCACAGTAATCACAGGTCGCGATGTTTCGCTCACTTTCACAGGTGGAACAGACATCGATGCACAAGCAACAAATGCAGTATTAACAAAAGTGAATGAGCGTCAGGAATATCAAACCCTTGATGGCACAGCTTACAAAACCACTAATATCAGCGGAACATTCCAATTGGATATGTTGTCTGATTGGGGCAAAGCAAGTTCTGTTTGTGAGGCTTTATGGACAGCAGCAGAAAGCGCACCAGACACAGATATTTCTATCACAATGATAGCTGCATCAGGAGCGCAATTTGTGTTTCCAGTAAAACCTGAATTTCCAACAGCTGGCGGATCAGGTGTCGATGCTCAAACTGTTTCATTAACCTTTACTGTTTCAGCTGGAGCAGTAGTCGAAACATTTAGTTAAAAAATAGATCGGGAGCAAAATGCAAATAGCAGTTACAATTACATATAACTCAGGCGACCAAGTAACTTATGTTGCCAAACCGCCTGAGTTGGCGAAATGGGAAAGAGAAACAAAAAACCCAATTACCAAATGGGGAAGTGAAGTTGTTGGAATTTGGGATTTGATGTTTATTGCTTACCACGCACACAAACGCGAAGCAGGTGGAAAACCAACAAAGTCTTTCGAGGCTTGGATGGAAACTGTTGCTGATGTTAAAGCTGGTGATGGTGATGACCCAAAAGCCACCAAGCAGGAAGCCTAAGTAGGTTATTGGTTGAGTTGGCAATAGCCACAAAAATACCAATGAGTGAATGGGTTGAACCAGAGGACATTCTTACAGCGATTGAGATACTAAAGGAGCGAAAGTAAATTGGCACAATCTACTGAACCTTCAATAGTTTATGATAAGCGCGAATTGATGAATATTGTCAAAGTCCTTCGAACTATGGATGATGTTGCTCAAAATGAAGTGCGCCGATCTGTGGGCGAAATTGCACAAAAAGAATTATCTGAAATTCAAAGAGTGGCAAAATCAAGAGGCAAGGTTGCCGATCGTGTTGCTCAAGGTGGCAAGGTAAGCAAATCCTCTTTACTTGGTGAGATCAAATTTGGCTTTGCATCACAGAAATTCTCAGGCGGAGCAACAACTCAATTTAACAATAGAGGCGATGCTAAAGGTAGTCGAAATGGAATTGGCGCAGCTGCTGAGTTTGGATCAAATAGATTTCCACAATTTCCAAGATGGTCAGGGCCAATGCCAAAAGGTGCAGGATCTCGCGGTTGGTTTATTTATCCAACAGTAAGACACTTACAACCAGCAATCATTAAAGAGTTTGAGGATGTTATTCTCAAAGTAAGAAATGAGTTTGAAAATGGCTAGAGTATTAACGATCGCGCTGGCGGCCGATATTGATAATCTTAAAAAAGGATTAAAGCAGGGCGAGGATGAGATACAAGGCTTTGGCGGTAAGGTTGGCGAGTTTGGAAAAAAAGCTGCTGCTGCTTTTGCCGTAGCCGCTGCCGCCGCTGCTGCTTATGCTACTCATTTAGCAATTGATGGTGTTAAGGCTGCAATAGAGGATGAGGCTGCTCAACTTAGATTAGCAAACGCTTTAAAGGCTGCGACAGGTGCAACTGATGATCAGATAAAAGCAACTGAGCAATTTATTCTCCAAACATCTTTGGCGACTGGAGTTGCTGATGACAAATTAAGACCAGCCATGCAGCGGTTGGCGGTAAGCACAAAAGATACTGGTGAGGCGCAAAAATTATTAGCACTTGCTTTAGATATTTCAAAAGGTCGAGGGCTTGAATTAGAAACTGTGGCAAATGCTTTAGGTCGTGCTCAGGATGGAAATACTACTGCGCTTGGCAGATTAGGACTTGGCTTATCTAAAGCTGAACTTGCAACTTTATCATTTACAGATGTTCAAGATAAATTATCTAATTTATATGGTGGAGCGGCAGCTGCAAACGCTGAAACATTTCAAGGAAAGATTGATCGCTTAAAGGTTGGCTTTGATGAGGCTAAAGAAAGTCTTGGCGTTGCATTATTGCCACAAGTTGAGAAATTTATTACTTTTTTAAATACAACTGGCGTTCCTGCGTTGGAAAGTTTTATTGCTGGATTAACTGGTGATGATGGATTGAACAATGCTTTTACAGAAACTCAAAGAACTGCTTTTGCAGTAGGTAACGCAATTGCCGTTGTTGCAAGACAAATACAAGGCTTTATAACATTTTTAAGAGAAGCAATTGGTTTGATAATTGGTTTAACTAATGAAGCAATTAGAGCAATTAATTTAATTAAGCCAGGTGCTGATATTGGTTATATATCAAATCCTTCACGCGTTACAGGATCTCTTGGTATGACATCAGTTCCTAACACAAGTGCATTATCATCTTTAGGAGTAAGCCAACAAGTAACCAATAACATTACAGTTCAAGCCGTAGATCCAGAAGGAGCTGCTAGAGCGGTTGCTAAAATATTAAATGACAGCGCATCAAGGGCAACTCCACAGCTGTACAACAATGGTATTCGAGGCGGTTAATGTCAGTTTTTACTCCTGATTGGAAATTAACTGTTGCTGGAGTTGAATACACAGATATTACAATTAGCGACATTACTCACGCAGCAGGGCGCGATGATATTTATGAACAACCAAACCCATCTTATTTACAGGTTGAGTTAATATCTTTATCAGGTAGCACATTACCCTTTGAGATTAATGACAGTTTATCTTTACAAGTTAAAAATAGTTCAGGAACTTATGTAAATCTATTTGGTGGCAACATAACAGATTTAACAGTTGCAGTTGGCGCAACTGGTCAATTGGCGACAGTTATTAATTACACAATCTTGGCTATGGGATCTCTTGTTAAACTTGCTAAAGAAATTTATAATGACGCACTTTCTCAAGATTTAGATGGTGCTCAAATCCTTACTTTGCTAGAAAGTGTATTGGCTGGAACTTGGAACGATGTGCCAGCAGCTTCAACATGGGTTGGATATGATGCAACTGAAACATGGGCTAATGCTCAAAATCTAGGACTTGGTGAGATTGATCAGCCGGGCTTATACACAATGGAAAACAGAGCAGCCGATGTGGATACTATTTTTAACATTGCACAACTAATAGCAAACTCAGCATTTGGATATTTATATGAGGACAATGAGGGGAACATTGGTTATGCCGATGCAGATCATCGTCAAACTTATCT